TCTATAGGATTTATTTTTCCCCCACATAATGCTGTATAATCCTTATGTAAAAAATCTAAATGACCAGACCAACCAGAAGCAATAATAGGTTTACCTATTAAACTAAACTCTAATAGTGGACGACCAAATCCTTCTCCTTTAGTAAAACTTACCATTGCTTTTACTTTAGGATGATTATATAATTCATTCATTTCTTTATCTGTAAATTCACCATGTAGTAAATAAACAGATGGGAGATTTTTATCTTTTATACTATCTCTTATATCATTAATCTTTCTCTGTATTTCTTCTTTATCTATTATACTAGCATTAACTTTACATATTTTTAAAATAAGGGCTGGTTGTTTGTCTTTATTTTTAAAGGTTTCATAAAAGGATTTTATAGTAAAGGCAATATTTTTTCTATCATGACCAAAACTACCTTGCATCCAATGTCCTACATTTAAATAAGCAAAGTCTTCATCTATTGAATCTATTATATTATATAATTCTTTATTATTAAACTTTTTAATAGTTTTATAAATGTCTAAATTACCTCCTTCAAATAATACTTCAATTGGTTTTTCTAATTTAACAATATCATCTTTTCTTTCACTATTTTGAAATTGAGAATTTAGAAATGATAATTTTGAATGTTCCGATGATGTCAGAATTAAATCCATACGATTACATCCTTTTACCCACTCTATATCACAATTAGTAGTTTCAATCCCAGCAGTTAAACCTATATTATATTTACCTACTGATTGAAATTCATTGGGTACTGTAATCTGACACCAATAATCAGGTTTTTCTTGTAAGCCTGGTATTATAAATTCTTCTAAGAATCCCCATTCTTCTTTATTTCCTTCAATAAATCCTCTTGTAGTATTACCCCATCTTTGGGATAGTATTTTTACATCATATTTATCTAATTTAATTAAAGATTTTACAAAATCTCTTGCTCTTGCTCCATAACCACTATAAGTATCAATTGGACAACTTACTATAAATGTATTCTTCATATTAGTATATTAATTTATGATTTAAAATTTTTCTATCTATATCAGTATCTTTAGTAAATGTAAATTTGGGTTTTGGTTTGAATTTTTTAAATAATTCATCCATCCCATTAATTACTTTATTAGACATTTTTTCAGCTGTAAATCCAGCTTCATCACCTAAAACCCATTTTCTACCTACTTTACCTATTCGTTTTCTTTCTTTATCCCCCATTTCATATAATGCTTTTATTTGTTTTGCAGCATCTTCAGCATCACATCTATCATCCCAAATATAAGGGGTTTTAGGGGAACCTACTAATGATAAATTTGTTGGGTATACTGGTAAAGCCCATTCACCATGGTTTTTATATGTACCTCTATGGTTAGATGGAAAATCACTATTAAATTCAATCCAATCTCCATTTTTATCTTCAAATCTCATTTGATCTTGCATCCCACCAGTTACATTAGCAATAATTGGGGTACCAGTTAGTAAAGATTCTGTTAAAGCTAATCCCCAACCTTCAGCTGATGATAATAATATTGTCCCATCAGCATAGTTATATAAATAACTCATTTGTTCTGTAGAAAATTTACCTGGGGATATTACAATATTATGATCTTCTTTTGGAAATAAAAATCTTATTACTTCTGGTAAATCTGTACCGTGTTCATCTACAGGGGTAGTATGAAGGATTAATTGACATTTATCTCTTTTTTCTTCACTTAAAGTATCTAAAAAATACTTCCATGCTAATATAGTATCAGGAATACTTTTACGTCTAATATTTCTTGAATTATATAATAATTTAAAATCCATTTTACCTTCTTTCTCAAGACTAGTTTTTAACTTTAAATATTCCTCACTAAATTTATTAATAGGTTTAAATATATTATGATCTAACCCATGAGGAACATATTTAATAACTTTATTTTTACATCTTTCTTTACCTAAAACCATCTTGTTAATATTAGTGGTTTGTTTTGAAATGCCAAATAAAGCATCACATGAATCATAAAAATCCCTATTATACATTGGAGCTGGTAGATCATCCCAAATATTTAAATAGGCTATTGGGATTGATGATCGTATTTCATTTTCTATAGCAAATAACCATTCAAAATAACGTGGATCGGTAATTATAAATAAAGCATCAATATTCTCACGTTTAATTACTTCTCTTAATAATTCAGGATTACCATAACCATCACATGGGTATAATATAACACTAGCATCATCTATACCAACTTTATCTCCAGTTGCTTTTGATAAATCTTGTATTTTATCTTTTTCAGGATGTTTAATAGCTCCAGCTAATTGAACCCAATTATATCTATGAGCAGTATTAGTTACTATTTCTCTACCAACGGTAGCTACACCCGAATGTACTCTAATATCATCTGTAAGTAATAAAATTTTCTTCCTATCTTCTTTTTTAATATAACCTTCTTTCATTTTTAGTAACTATTTTTAATTTAATTAATCTTCTAAGTCTAATTTTACCTGTGAGTTGATTTGTTTTCTAAAATCTTCGTTTGTTAAATATAAGTATAATGAACGATCTGCTAGTTTTTGAAAACTAAATTTTCGTTTTACACACTCAATTTTGAAATTTTCGAATAAATCTGCTTTTACTTTTACACTTGTTAGTGTCATGTCTTTTGCGTTTGCCATAATTTTATTTTTGTTTATATTTGTCTATACATATATGTAGATTATAAACTTTTACCCACAGCATTGCATAATTCTGTATTTGTTTTATAAGGGCAAAAGGTGCAATTCCATTTACTCGGATTTGCATTAAATATAGTATCCTTATATGACCCATCCAAGTTAAAAGCTTTGTTTATAAACTCATTTAAGTTTGTTGTTGCTTTATTTAATTTTACTTTACCGGATGCTGGTTCAAATTGTTGTACTCGTTTTTGAGGGTATTCACCATCTACATATATTTTTCTTCTAACTATAAAAAACTCAATTTCTATATTTTCTAATGGTATGTTATACTGTTTACTAAAAAAGTATTTGTATAAAATTAATTGAAATTGTTTACTTTCATCTTTTTTATTCCACTTATTCCAGCCCTTAGTACTGGTTTTAATATCGATAATTTTAAATGTATTTGTAGGTTCATGGTACATGACGATATCTAAATAGCCCATGTATTTTACGCGGTTAAGACGCAAATTAGGCGCTATAACTATTGGTACCTCACAACCAACCAAATGCCATCCTTTCTTACTAAAATATAAACTTCTTTTTTTCTTAATATATCTTAATATTTCTTTACCATCTTCAAAAAACTCCCTTAACTCAGTAGATGAACTATAATGTTGGTTTTTATTTTTTTTATAATCATTGGCATAACACTTTCTTAGTGTATCTTCAAATAATTCTTCAATGTCAATTCTATCAGCTTCAGCTCCACTTGTTTCATACATTACATCTAAATAATGTTGTAAAACTTCATGTAAAGCTGTTCCAAATGTCATATGAATACTTTGTTCGCTAATTTTATGACCATCTCTATATTGTAATGACCATTTTTTAGGACATTGGGTAAACATTGATAGTTGAGAATATGATATATTCTTTTCAACTGCAAAATTAACAGGTGTTGGAGGATTATTTCTAATTTCTCTTACTATTATTGGAAGTTTTTTAGTCAAAATTATTTATTATTTATATAAATCATTACTTGATCATAATAATTAATAAAATGATCATTAAATAAATCCCATTTAATATCTATATTATCAAGAGATCTAACTTCATAATTAGGAAATTGTGTTAAATATTTATCTCTAAAATATCTAAATTCTATTTTTAAAGATGGATCTTGTAAATGAAATTCACCAACAATTGTTCTAATGGTTTTTAGTAAGGGCATATTTTCATCATTAAAAATAAAATATTCACCACCTTCACAATCTGTCTTAATAAAATCAATATCTTCAGGAATAGATGATATTAATTTTTTAAAAGTAATAGCATCAATTAGATCTTCATCTGCCTTATTTTTACCATCATCCCATCTTTCATTTTCCCATGAACTAATACTATTACTATAATTTCCGGTTAAACACCCATCTTTAAAAATTACTTCTTCATTTTTAAAACTAATAATTTTATTAATAATTTCAACATTAAACCCTTCCACATTTTTTTTTAAAAGATTTATTTGGTTTTTTACAGGTTCAACAGCATATACTTTTGATGCTTTATCCATTATACTCCAAGTAAAAGGTCCAATACTAGCTCCTATATCTAAAACAACATCATCTTTTTTTACTGGGTAGACCGATTCATAACAGTTTAAATTAAATATTTCATTTTCAACAAATGCTATTGCAGATGGTTCTGCTGTCCCCCAATTTAATTTATTCTTTTTCATTTTTTCCATTTATCGCGACCTACCAAAAGACCGATTATACCATAATTGGCAATATCAATAAATGTATCTTCCATCCCTTCACCTTGAACAAAAGATCTACCATTAATTAATAGATTTTTTAAACGTGAAATTTTATCAGTTAAACGAATACATAAACCAGTAAGTGAGAATTTTTTATCATCCTTACTATTAAGAATATCTCCACCTAAAGCAATATTATTTAAACCATAATCCATATGTTTAGCAGCAAACATTTCATACATTTCATTACCTATTTTTTTAAATTCTTCGGATAATTCTGGGTATTCTGTTTCGAATATTTCTATAATTTGATCTTTATGAATTTTATCCATTTATTTGTTCTTTAAATGTAAAATATTTTTCTAATGTAGATAATCTATCATCAGCATCAACTAACATTACAAGTGCTTCTTCAGCATTTTTATAAAAATCCCCTGTTGAATGATCCCCAATACCAACTGATTTATTACCTAATAAATCAAGTGATAATAATGATTTTGCTTTATCTGCTTCTGCAGAAGTTTTTAACATTTTATATAATTCTATTCTCATATTGTTTTTATTAATTTTTTATATTCTTTTTTTTCATAGCCTAAATCATCTAATATTTCAGTGATACCTTCTTTTCCTAATATGGGAATATACGAACTAGCTTCATCACTTCCAATTGATAATTTATTAGCTATGATTTTTGCTAGTTCTTTATTATCCTTTTTATTTTGATTTTTAATATATTTATTCCATATTTTTCTTTTAGGAATCATTTCTCTATAAACAGTATAAATCTCCTTTTTATTTTGAGGATTTATATTCTGTACAAAATTAACTATATCAATATAACTCATATTCATAGATAAAAATCTATGCACCATGTAAGAATTCCAATCATCCCAATCCTGTTGGGTAAAATTATTAGGTGGTGTTTTTTTAACAGTTATTTCTTCTAGCCAATTAAATACAGTCATTTATATTAAATCGTCTTTATATTCTTCTCTGATTTC